GTTTCCACCATGCTTGCCGCCGGCATCCGAGGAAACTACTTTGTATACTGAGGCGCCTTCTTTTTCAACGATTGCATTTCGATAGGCGCTGACTAATTCATCCAAGGTACTGTCTTGCTTAACCATAAAACGTGCGGTATCAAAAATCGCTCTCGCCTGCTCACGGTCAGCGGCCACAGAAACCAACTCTGCACCGGGTTCGTTATCTACAACCAAAAGGTATAGGGCGATGGCCGCGCCTAACGGCGACTTCCCATTCTTGCGAGCGACAAATACAAAGGCTTCACGATAGCGCAGCCCAGTTTCTTTATCCTTCCAACCAAACAGGTTAAATACAAACTCGCGCTCCCACTCCAAAAGCAGGAAGGGCTTGCCGCCCAATTCCCCTTTCACATGGGTGATATATGTTTCAATAAAATCAACAGCGGCTTGACCGGCTACTCGATCCAGATAATATTTGTCTAAATCACAATTCCAGGGGTCGTATTTCTTCACTCATCGCCCCCTTCAACTTTGGCCCTTGCCTCAGCGAATAGCGACTCTGCCAAAGATTTAGTTTTTTCAGCAGGAGTGAAAGCCTTTACCCTGGACCGCTCTGCAGGTGTCAGCCCAAACCGACCCAGCATTTCCTGAACCCGCTTCCAAGCCTGGTTAGCCATACTCACGTGTGGATGCTGAAAGGGAACGCCGTTTTTACCAAAAGCTACCCGGCCAGAAACTTCCGCGTCCTTCTGTGCCTGGACCCAATCCCCATACGCCGCACAAAGCAGTTCCAGCGCTGTAAAATCACCCTCAGTATAGAGGCCGGTTTCTTTGAGTTTCGGGCCAATCTTTCTCCAATATCGTTTGCCGTACACGTTCAGAGTTGAGGGTGGCGCCGGGAACTTTTCAGGAACGCCAAACTTAGCCTGGCTGTGATTAACCCGGCTTTTCTTTAGTGTTCCCTGTGCCTCTTTCAGCACGTCTGGTTTAGGCAAGCGTCCTTTCACGCTTTTTCCACCTTTCGCCTTTTTCGTTATGCTCAGCTTCATGACATTTCCGGCACAAAGCTTCTAAATTCTCAAAATCGTCCGAGCCGCCCTCTCGCTTCCGATAAACATGGTGGGCGAGCTCACTGGGGGCTCCACACCGCTCACAAAGCGGGTGATTGGCCAAAAACAACCTTGAAAGCTTCTTCCACATCCCGCTTGTGTATTTCACATCCCGCGGCCGCTCCCAATTCTTGAGATACTCCCGCTCATGCTCAGGGCACCGGTAAGCGTTGGCTACAGTTACTAAATTTGGGCAACCTGGATGCATGCAAGCACGCGCGGGAGATATCGCCATTACGCCCTTCCCCCTCCTGATTGTTGGTCTCGGATATTCCGCAGCTCACCCTCCAGGATTGTGATCCGATTGGCTAGACTGGTAATGGTTGCGGTCTGTTCAGCGATCTTCCGGTCGCGCTCTTTAACTTCCAACTGGAGCTTCTCTATTTCCTTTTGCTGAGATTGCTTCAAAACTTCCAGCTCCTGTATTTGACGGTCCCGGCTTTTGATCTCAGTATGAAGCGTGTCCACTTCACAGGTTAAGTCGGAAATTTTCTTGCTTTGCTTTTCGATTTTTTCGTCCTGCTTATCTGCTTTTTCGTCCAACATCTTCAATCGGTCCTGGTATTCTGCATACAAAGCCACAGTAGCCTTATGGACTGATTCCCCAGCGTCTTGTTCAATTTGCTTCAGAATCGCTTGCCCCTCTGCCCTGATTTTTTCGGCTTCAGCTTTTGCCTTATGCCTGTTTGCAATAGCGTTGATAACGGCTACAAGCGCACCGCTCGTTACTGCTGTTACCAGAATCGCTTGCCAGTCCACAGCTTATCCCTCAGTATCTGGGGGGCATTCCTCGTTGCTGCTATAAAACTTGAGCGCGCTTTTCTCAGCAAAATCCTCAGCCGCGATAGTCGCGATCAGCACTCCAAGCAGCGCGTTGATCGAAAGCCATACCTCTTTCGGAAATTCCGGTACATATTGGAAAAGGATCGTTTGGACCACAGCCACTACAGCAAGCCAAAACTTACGCGATCTGAGTAAAAGCTTGATTACTGTCATTTCACCTCCAAGAGCAAGTTAAAACAAAAAAGCCCGAGACCTCGGCCGCTATCTCAAGCGACATGTCCCGGGTGATAAAATCGGTTTCTCTATTCAGTTATACTTCTATAC